GATCAACCCAAAGACAAAAACTCCAGAAGGCTTTAGTCATTGTTTTGTTGACGTTGAAACTGGCGTTGAGTTTCTCAACTACCTTCGTTCTTCCACAAAGTAGTAAACTTTTTAACCGAGAGATGGACGCAAGGCTCATCCTTGTGGTCTGCCCCTCGAGGCTTTCTGCGTTTGGGGTAGCTTAACCCCTCGTTTTCTTTTGTTAGTTTTATGTAGGCACATTCGTCTGCCCACTGCACTACAAATAAAGATGGCATGGCTGTTACATCGCTCATTGAAAGCATGTTCTTATACTTGTTGAGGCTAATAAAAATCGTATCGTATCTAAAGCGATTAGTCGATCGAACTCTTACCTCACAAAACGCAACGCCCTGGGGCAGTCCATCTACAACTCCTCTTGTTAGAATGAAGTCAGCATAACTGAACCCAGACATTTTTTCTGCGTCACATTTCCAAATCTTTTTTATTTCTTCAATGATTTTTATTTCATTGTCTAGGTCTGATTGATACTCATACTTCCAAGACATTTCTTTCTCCAGTAAAAAGGGGCGACTTGATTGCCGCCCCTTTTAATTACTCTATGTCCATGTCCTCGATGGGACGCTTATCAAATTCTTTCATATACTTTAGCCCCAACTGGACAATGTTCTCTAGCTGGTTTTGTGTCACAACGACTACAAAGAAATCGTCACCATGCTTGACGCACATCTCCGCAGGGAAGCGGCGCATTGGCGATGGCCTTATGTAACATAGGTCTGGTGTATCTGAACGCTCTGCCATTTCAAACTTCTCATCATCTGACATATTGTACCGTCATCTTTCTGATTAGGTCTTCAAGACTTTCATCTGTCATTCGTATTTTGTGCCCTATCTTTACCACGGGTACGCCATATTTACGACATAGTTTCTTAACGTCTTGAGGGGGGACGGTCAATGTCGCCCCCACCTCTTCGATCGTCAGCAACTTAGAACGGAATTGAGTCGTCGATTGGTTGCTGTTGTTGTCCATTGGGTGCACCGCCTTCCATTTTGTCGCTAAAGCTGAGTGACATATAGTTCATGTTATCTTTCGACTTGCGCCATGCGGCTACTCGTCGTGTCCCAACTGGCCCTGTAAAGTCAGGGGCTTTTGCATTGTCCCCCTTCTTGTCATTGGGGAAGAGTGTCCCAGTCTTCTCGTAGATGTCCATGATTACACGGCCATCAGGGAGTGTGGACTTTGTGACAATGACTTGAGAGTCATGTCCGTTGTTATTTGCCTTGCCAGACAGAATCATCTGGTGGTTGTCACGGGGTGGGAATACCGCCCCGCTATCTGTGTTGTCGTATTGGCTCATTACCATTCTCCATTCGTAGGTTTACTATCTGCCGCATACTTGTTGTCGTGTTCTCCAAGGAACACATCAGCATTGAAACCAAGGTGCGACAATGCCTTGGTCAGCCCATCTGTTACAGCCATCTTGGGTGCGTCCTCTGCAATGCGCTCCTTCTTGTAGAAGGTACGGCATCCAGTGAATGGCCCAAAGCTGTTCTCATCGCATCCGTGCCACACTGTAACGTGTGCCAGGAACGCGACATCACCATTCGACATAGTGATTGTTTCTGTTTCTGACTTCCATCCCCAGCCCTGTCCTACTGGGCCGAAGGCGCGTGTTGCCTCCCGCACTTGGTACATTGGATCGATGCTGGTAAATGAACGTGAACCGAAGCTCACCTTTTTGAGATACTGCCCGTCAGATTGTGCAACACTATCCCATATTTTCATGTTATCATTACTCACTGTGTTTTCTCCTTTCACACGGTGCTGGTCGATGCGTCTACTCCCGCATCGGCCAGCTTGTATTCAGCATACTTTCTTCCTCCGATGCGAATGGTTTCAATCGCGTAACCATATGTCCGAAGTTCGTGTATACGACTAGCCAATCGAAAGCAACCAAATTGGTTGAGCGCATCCATTGGCGAGATGCTGTTGCCTTCTTCCAAGTAGGAAAGAATCTTATCGTTTTGTGTTTCGTTATCTTTACTCATCTGTGTACTCCTTGTTTACGTTGATGCGTAGTGAGCCGTTCTTGGCTCGCTTGAGGGTAACAACGTCTGAATAAACCTCCCTTTCGTTTGTTGCTACCATTGCTTTGAGTTGCTTCTTAGCAGACTCATGCTCCTTTGCGGCTTGCATTGTCGAGACATACTCATGCGCTTGGTGCATGAACTCGTTGTCTTGTCGTGCATCCCGCGCCACCATATCGTCGATGGCAATCTGGTCGATGCCTGTGGTGATGTGTGGCGTTGATTGTGGTGGTTCTTCTTCTCGTTCTACATAGCCCCAGAACTCTTTGAGGTGGACATACATAGTGTTGAGATAGTTTTGATCCTTGGCAACCTTGACATATTCATAGCGGCGATTGCCAAACAGGTTTGCAAAGTACATGTAATCCAAAGCGGCAACCTGCATGTATAGCTGTAGCTGTGGCATGTAACGCTCTAGTTGTTTGCGCATAGTATTCATCTCGAATGTATGCTTTACCTCTAGCCCCATACGTTCTCCGTGATACCAGAACTCACCATCCAGTGTGCCACGGCAGGGCACTGCTCCCCACTTGTAGTGGTAGCGCACCTGCTCTTGCACCTCTACACCCATGTCCTTTCTGAACAGGCCAATGTTGAATGGCTCTGTCCAGATACCTAGCTGTACTGGCAGGACATCAGACAAGTCATCGCGTTCACGATAGCCCATCTTGTCAAGCCAAAGTTTGTGCCAGTCACCCTCCATTATTCGTAATGCACAACTACCTCCAATGGTTTGTCGGCGTAATTCGTCTTCTGCTTTTTGGTTTATATCGGTCATGTTTGATCCCTTTCAATACTAAATCTAGTCATTTCTACTCTGTTTGTCCAGACTTAATTAACCGTTCTTTTGCTTTCATTGGGATGCGAATCAGCACATTGCCCATGTGGATGTTAAGTTTTTTATCCTTCATCATCTGCTTGGTCATGGCGATATGCTCGTCGCACTTCTCGATAGTCCAGCCCATTGTTTCTGGCCTAGACTTGTCACCCTTGGGCCGATCTTTCTCTTGGCCCTCGTAAGTAAGATTGAACTTTGCGTCTAGTGCTTTCTGCCTGGCAATAAAGTCTGCGGATATTTTAGCCGCAACCTTTGATACTGTGGCTGGCAAGAACCACACACGATAGGTGTTATCCTGGACGCACTTGTCCCATACCTTGTCTAGCAGAAGGTCAAATGTTTCGTCGTTTATATTTGTTGGCAATCTGCTGTTGATTGCTCGACGCAACTCCTGGCTGTAGACTTGCTGTGCATCTCTGTCATGTTTGATATTATTTGGTGGGCCATATAGCTTACCCATCTTGATGACAAATTTAGTATGGATTGCATGTTCACGCTGATCGTAGTTCATTTCGTTCCTTTCTTTTTTGCTTGTTGTTTCGTTCTGTAATTCGTTTCAGATGCTGTCGCTTACCCCATAGGACTGTGGTGTGATCTCTGTTTAGAAACGCTCCTATCTCTGGCAGTGAGTGGCCCCTGATGTGCAGTTCATAGAACAATTTCTGGCGTAGTTTGATTACCCAGTTTCTGTTGCGTCTGCGCTCAACAATAGACATAAACTCTACGTTGTTTTCTTCGCAAAACTCTCTGACATATTCGTGCATACGAATGTTCTTAATTTCTTTTTCATCAATCATTGGATTCACCTTTGTTCAAAATCTTTTCGACAATATAATCTGGTATGATTAGCACCCACTTGGGTGCGTCTGGCTCTGTCTTGCCTAGCTTGAATAGCGCAACGTCCCTGTTCTTTAGGACAGTGAAGGGGGATGGAAAGCCTTTCTCTTTCCGATACTTTACCTCGACGATATACTCAGTGCCTTCGATGCTGACAACCAAGTCACCTGAGTATTCGCCACCTAGTGCGCCCGACAGGGGCTGGCGTTTGACCGCCAACCCCCAGGACTTAAACAGCTTTACGAAATAGTTCTCGTGGTATGTGCCCTTTGCTTTGCTTTTGCTA